CATTCCAGAACGCAATAGGAGCCTGATCGCTGTCGATGAAGCCCACCTGAACTGTTCCATGCGCCCGCTTTGCCAAGTCGAGGAGCTTAGCTGTCACCGCGTCGGACATCTTTATGCTTCGGGCAGCCATATCGGAACGCTTTCCGTAAAAACCCCATCGCATGAAACCTGTACCGCCGATACCGTCGGCAACTCAAGCTCTCCATCCTCGATTCGCTCCAAATCACGCTCCAATTCGGAAGCGTCAATCGAGAGCGTTACCGTCATACCGGGCGCGGAAGCCAATTCGTACCCATCGGCGTACCTGTAAAGCCTTCAACCCGCGTCGGATTCGCAAAATACTTCATGCCCCGATAGCAGGTAGTCGCCTGCCAGAACGCCGCTCCATACTGCGATTGTTGGAACCATGCGCCCGTTCCAGGCGTCGCTGGCGTGAAGTCGAACGTAGCTCCCACCGCGCCCTCATTGGCTGCACTGACGCGGCCAACGGGCCGGGGCTGGCCATCTGCGGTAAGCAATCCGCTCAGGAACGCAATGTGAGCGGTAATCATGTTGAGAAGCGTGCCGCGCAACGTCACATCCTGCACGATGCTACAGTCAGTGTTATTGAGGTACAAGCCAGCCTCGGCGAACATCGAGGCGAACAGCGCGGGATTCGCACTATAGGCCGCTCCGAACTCAGGATAGCGACCAACGAAAACGGCGGGATTGAAAACGGCGATCATGAATTGGCCGGCTCCATTACAACGCCATCAATTTTAGCCGTCTTGCTCAGCGGCTCGAACCCAGTCTTGACCTTCTCAGCGTTCTTGGCCTTCGACTGCGCTTCCTGCTCAGAATGCGCCTCGAATATCGCCCGCGTCTTCAAAGGTCCAAACCCCTCGTATGCTTCTTTCCATGCGGCCCAAAACTCAGCATCGACAGGCGTGGTAGAAAACATCTTAGGCGGAAGATAAAGGCCGCTTTCAGTCTTCGCCTCGTAAACACCCGCAAGCGTTACGGTCAGGTTGCGGTTCTTGGGGTGATGCAACACAAGGCCGTTCGGTAGACGGCAACCGATGAGAACTGTTTCCTTTGCCATGATTCCCTTTCAAGGAGCGGCGCTAGGCCGCGCTGAGGCCGCATCTCTGCGACTCCTGTTAAACAACTAGACGCCAATTAGCGAAACAATGAGGAACGGGCGGAAAATGATCGTTCCCCACGTCCCCTGGCTCGACTTCTGCCGGAAGCTCGACTCCGCAACGATAATCGGATGGGAGCGTAGCTTTTCGGTAAAGGCGGTGGTTGCCGTCCTCTGCCCCTGCATCTCATCCGCGATCAACTGCACGAGGTTCCCGGACGTGGTTGCGTATTCCGGGGCCGTCTCGATCTTCATCTTCGGGAAGTTTTTCTTGAGCATATCCTGCACATTGACGTTGTAGCTGTTCGTCAAGGTGAGATACACCTGCGATTCGGGGGACATGGCCAGCGTCATAGGAGAAGCCATGTCCAACTCGACAAGGCCGTTCGCTTGCGCAACAAGCTGGCCATACAGCGCCTTGATGTCGTTGTAGACATAGATAGCGCCGTTGTTGGGATCGGTGGCTTTCTGCGCCCACGTGACGAGCGTTCCCGCAGCGATGGGAGCAATCGGGGCCGACAGCGACGGATCATTGAGCAGCCCATAGTTTGCCAACCCTTGAATGCCGAAAAAGTAGCTCTTGTTCTGGAACTTGTTCAGCGTCAGAACCGAAGCGATGCGCTGCCGATTGGCCCAGTCGATGCGGGCAAGACCCATCATGTCCAGTTCGCGTTCGCCCCACTGCGTGATGAGCTGGTAGGTATACGACTGGCGATTGACCCAATTCACGTTCGCGCCAGCGATGCCCGTCTCAGCGTAGTCGCCGTAGGACGAAACCGTGCCGGTAGATTCAACAATCGGGAACATCGCTGTTTCGAGAGTCCAGTCGCCCTTCTTGGTTTCCTCGCCGACGATCTCCGTAGCCTTCATCGGGGCCACAAGGACTTCGATCACCTTGGGGTCGATGTAGGTAGACAAGAACGCGGGGATGCCGCTGTTCGAGACTGTCACCAAAGCGGGTTGAGCATCCATAGCCAGCCGACCGCCGCGTTCCTTTTCGGTCTGCTGCAACTGGGCATCAACCCCCATGAAATTGATGCCCCACTTCTGTGATACTGATTCAAGATGACGGTCCATTACACACCCCACGTTGTGATTTGTACAAGTTCGCCAACAGCGGATGACGTGCCCTCTGGCGGGAACGCTGACCAGTTGGTAAGTTGAACACTGGCGGTCGTGGTGAGATTGTCACCAGCCGCATAAGCGGTTGCCGGATTGCTCAAGGTGTAGATTCCGGTCGATCCAGCCGTACCGCTGATTTGCGATTCCACGACCGTGTTCGCCGGAATGTTCGCTCCTGTGGTAGCATCCACGACCGGCTGGCCAACTCCGAAACTGCCCGCCCCGACTGCCGTTACTGCCACGGTGTAGCCAAACGTGAGAACGGCGACGGCAGATGCCACGTAAGCGGTGCCGCGAACTGCGGTCGTATAGACGCCCGTGGAACCAGTCGTGCCGCTTGTCTGCCCGGTGATGGTATTGCTGGCCGGGTAGCTGGCGTGCGTGATCGAATCGCCGATGCTGATGTACGTGGAAACCGCCGTCACGTTGACAACACTCCCGAAGCAGGTAACGGTTCCACCTGTGCAGGTTTCAGCCTTGCTCAGAGTGTAGGTTCCCGCTGCGCCCGTGGTGCCTGCGGTCTGTGCGATGATCGTGGGCACGTCTGTGATGCCAGAACCGCTCACCGTGTCACCGATGCTGATGAGACCGGTAACGGCAGTCACGACTAAGGAGGTAGACGCAACCGAAGCCGTGCCGGTAAACGTCGCGCCCAAGCTCGCCGTGTTGGTAGAGCCGAGCGTTGCCGTGACCGATCCCGCAGTTGCGGCGGCAGTCTGGAGCGAGCCGTCAATGTACGACGCATAGAGCGTGCTGTAGCGCGTGATGGACGACGGGCCGGTGTTCTTGTCCAGGAAGTCTCCCGCCCGCATCAGCGTTACCGGGAATCCAGGAGGAATAAGTCTGCCTGCCGCCTGCAAATACTGCGTGAGCAAGCCCTGCTGGTCGCGGTGAACGAAACCATCCGGCTGTGCCGGGTACTGGCCGGAGTTGGATACCGTTCTCCCGTCCGCTGCGATCCATGCAAACTGACCGACGGTAACGCCGTTCGGACCCGCGATCAGCGAACCGCCGTCATTGGTTAGGACCGTGGCGCGGGGATTGGCGCTGGCAAAGTCTCCCTCAACCCCAAGAGGGTTATTGAGGTTCACAAACGTCTGAAAACTACCGATTAAAGGGCTTCCCATGATTCTCTCCTCACATCACCTGAATTTGACGGCCTGCGCCGGTGAACTTCTCTTCCACTGAAACCGCATCGAACGCCACTCGCGGCGCAGGCTTGGATGCCTGTTGCGCCAGATTGAAGAGCGCCCGTAGAGCCGGAACGCCGGCAACTCCTGTTCGGTCAACCCTCATCTGGTCGAGCGCGAAGCCGTAGATGCCTTCCGCCGAATCTTGAGCAAGCACATCACCCACGACCGTGCGGACAGAGCGGCGGGCTTCGTCGGCGGCGCGAAGATCGGCTTTGAACTCATCCATTGCCTTTTTCATGCCATCCTCGGCGCTGCAATCCTTGGCTTTCTTGTCCTTGGCGCGCTTTTCCATGCGTTCTTTGCGCTCTTCCTCGGACTCCTCTTCGGAATCGTCGGCGCGGCGCTTTTCACGCTCGTAACGCTTCTTCTTCTCTTCGAGGGTTTCCTCTTCGCCGTCCTTGGCCTTGTGATCCGACTCGCCTTCCTCTTCCTTCGCCCACTCCTCGAAAGACAAATCCTTGGCCGTCTTGCCGTCCTTCGCCTTCTTGTCTTTGGCTTCCTTCTCTTCGCGAGCCTTCTTCTCAGCCTCGGTTTCCTCTTCGGATTCCGCGTCCTTGGCGGCTTGCATCGCGGCAAGGGTTTCCGGCTTGCGAAGCTCGGCGTCCATTGCCAGGAGCTTTGGTTCGAGCGCACGAAGGTCGCACTGCTTGCGCGTCAGGCCGATCACCAAAGGCTTGAGGGCGGAATCCGCTGCCAGCTTGGGCGATGCAGCACAGAGAATTGCGTAAAGAGCTTTGCCGAATTTCGTTTCCGTCATTGTCGTCTCCAATTGGTGATCTTCACCAAACCCTTTTCCCGTTCCACGCTCTGCGCGGCTATCCAGTTCCTTCTCGATGAGCTTCTTCACTTTTTGCGATTCCGAGGAGTCGCTTTTCGATGCCAACTTGTGCGCTGTCAAGAGCTTCTCATGCGGTACTTTTTCCAAGTAGCTCTTCTGGTCCGCTAGAGATTTGTGCTCAGAAAGAAACGACTTGATAAATGGATGATTGGCGTTCCCTCCGCCACCAGTTCCCCCACCTGAACCAAATTCCCCATTCTCTGCGCGCGGATGCTTCGATTCCTCAAAATCAAACGCGAACATTTCAAGCTCCTTGTCCGCCGCCATCACGTCTGACCCAGCGCGGCCTGCTTTAACCAGCGCAACATGATTCCCTTGAATATCGCGCATCACCCCGTCGTACCGCTGCCCCTCGTACATCCCCGGCGTCATGTCGGCACGGTAGCGATACGAGGATGAAAGCTCCCGCACTGTGTCCGTTTCCACTCCGGCGATTGCTTCCACATCCCAAATGCAAAGGTCCGCTATCAGGTACGGAGCTTGAAACTCCACATCCGATCCGATGGTTCCCGCGATACTCTCCTGTTTGGGATCGTCCGCGCTGACCGGCGTGTGAACGAACATCAACTGATTGCGAGCGAAGGACGAAGCTGCTTTGGCAAGTTCTCCCGGATCGCGCAGCAGGTAGTACACCCGCTCTGGCTCCAGGCCCAACTTGTCCGCGTCTGGAATCTCGCGTCCGTAATAGGGATTGACCGTCGCCTTGGAAATCGGCGTCCGCAGAATATGCAGGCGTCCGTCCGCGTCGTATCGCCGGTTTAGCAATTTCGAGTCGCAAGCGATCTCCATAAGGCTTCTCGAATTCAAGCCTTGCACTATGAAACGGAGAGTGCAATACCGCTCTTGACAATCGAAAGGCAAGACGTGTACTGTTTGGTCATGCCACCATTACGTCGAATCCGCTGTATCAACGGACACCTGCTCAAAACGAGCAAGAAGCGCCAACGCTGCCCTATCTGCCAGTCCAGGTACTTGCGGGAGTGGCGGGCGAAACAGAAAGGAAAACCTAATGTCTCAAAATAGCATTCCGGTCGAAGGCATCCATCCTCTCTTGTGGCCTGAAAAGATAGCAAGAGCGGAAGGTGAATCAGACGCCTCATTTGTTGCGCGTGTAAAGGAATGGCGTGCGGTATCTGTTTCGGTTGTGGACACCCCTGTTGATCCAAACTGCAAGACGAGTGACGGCAGATATTTATCTATTGATTGGGAGCGTAGCGAATGAAACTTACCCCTAGAACTCCATATCCGCGATTCGACATCATCAACGGAAAAGTAGTTCTCAAATCAGACGGCATGTGTGTGCATTCGGCGCTGGTAGATGGCTTGGAAATGGAAATTGAACACGCCATCAAACTCTTAAACATTTGGCAGGAAGCGTTTGGAGCAGAATGCTATAACGATAGTCTTACCGCTCTTAATGCTGAGACGGAACAGGTTCTGCGGGAGTCCACGGAAGGACCGACCGCCCCTGGCACCGGCACCCGATCAACTCGCTAGGAAATATCCACTTCTGTACCGCCGAATCCCACATCCCTTTACTAATTAGATACCTTTTTCCGTTCATGGCGACGTGCGTCGGCCTGGGCGTCTTTCCCGCATGGGAGTGAAGCCACTGCGATTCTACGATTCCAAGTTCGGCCTGACGCGCCCGCAGCACAACGGCGTTCGCTTTGTTGCTTTGGTCCCGGCTGATCAGCACAGCCCGGTTCGCCGCGACGTGGTAACGCGCCCGAATCTCCGCCGCCATCGACTTGAGATCGCGCCCCGCCGCATAGTTGCGCATCACGATACCCTCAACCTCCTGCAAATACTGAGAGGGTATCGACTTGATTAACCCCACATTCTCCGCAAGGGACGCCTCAAACGCATCGCGCATGGCGGGGGTCATGGTGAACTCGATAGACCAGCCCGCCTCGCGTAGCGCCATCCGCATAGCCGCGCTGGTGCCCCTGAATTGGTTCTTGAGAAATGATTCGGCCACTTTGGGAGCTATGTCGTCAAACTTGCCCTCCCAGCGTTCCGC